CGCACGTACCGGATCCAGCGCGTCAGCTACGACCGGATGTTCGCGGGCGGCTCGCTGCAGCGCATCGAGGCCAACCCGCGCATCGGCGAAGTGGTGCCGGTGTCCCAGACCTACCTCGGCATGGGGCCCGGCGCGAAGGAGACCGAACGCCTGCTGCGCGAGCGCGCCTTCGTGCACGACGGGCACAAGGTGCTGCGCTGGCACGCCGGTTGCGTCGAGGTCATCCGCGACGGCAACGACAACATCCGCCCGGTCAAGCCCAAGCGCGACGAGTCCAGCGCGCGCATCGACGGCATCGCCGCCCTGGTGATGGCGATGGACGGATACCTGCGCCGCAAGGTCGTCCGCGAGACCGCAGACAGCGCGTGACGCGCGGAAGGAGGGGGCGCGTGCTCATCGACACGGAGAACAGGCTGGCCGACACCGACGGCCCGGAGACGATGATCCGCAAGCTGCGCTCCCGCATCGACAAGCGGGACACCAAGGTCCAGGAGTGGAACGACCTCTACGAGGGCGACCGTCCGCTGAAGTACGCGTCCCCCGAGTTCTCCGAGCAGACCGGTGGCCTGTTCGACGACTTCAGCGACAACTGGTGCAAGACCGTCCCGGACACCCTGCGCGAGCGGCTGGCCGTCGTCGACTTCGAGGGCGAGGACGGCCAGTCCAGCGCCGAGGCGATGAAGGCCTGGAAGCGCACCCGCGCGGACGTCGAGGTCGGCCTGGCCATCCTCGACGCTCTGGTCACCGCCCGCTCCCACGCCATGGTGTGGAACCCGAACGGCGAGTCGGACATCACCTTCATCCCGGCCGGGCAGGCCATCGTCGACTACGTGCCCGGCACCCGCGGCGTGCGCCGCGCGGGCCTGCGCGTGTGGTGCGACGGCAGCCACGAGTTCGCCACGCTGTTCGTCCGCGCGACCGACACCGACCGCGCACGCGTGTACCGGCGCCAGCGCACGGTCGGCGGCGGCGAGTGGGTGACGCGGTCGATCGGGCTGCGGACCTCCGAGCAGGTCGACATGGTCAACCCGATGGGCGAGGTCCCGATCGTGGAGATCGCCAACCGGTCCAGGTTGCACGGCAAGCCGCAGTCGGAGATCGCCCAGGTGGCTCCGCTTCAGGACGGCGTGAACACCCTGTGGGCGCACCTGTTCACCGCGGCCGACTTCGCCGCGCTGCCGCAGCGTGTGGTCCTCGGCATGGACCGGCCGACCAAGGACATCATCGACTCCGAGACCGGCGACATCATCGACGTCGAGGACATCCCGCTCGGGCAATACTCCAAGGACCGCCTGCTGTGGCTGTCCAAGATCGGCGCGTCGATCGGGCAGTTCTCTGCCGCGGACCTGAACGCCTATCTGCAGGTCATCTCTCAGTGCGTGCGCCACATTGCCGCGCAGACCCGGACACCTCCGCAGTACCTGCTGGGCGAGATGGCGAACATCGCGTCCGATGCGCTGGAGGCCGCCGAGTCCGGTCTGGTCGCCAAGGCCATGGACAAGCAGATCCACTTCGGCGCCGACCTGCGCGAGGTGATGCGACTGGAGGCCCTCGCCTCGAACGACCCCGGCCGCGCGGCCTCCCTGTCCATGGGGCGCGTCGTCTGGCGCGATGCGCAGTTCCGGTCCGTCGCCCAGTACGCGGACGCCCTGACGAAGTACAAAGCCATCGGCGTCCCCGACGAGGCGCTGTGGCGGATGATCCCCGGCATCCGGCCGGAGCAGGTCGCCGAGTGGATCCGGCTGCGCGACGAGCAGGCGGCCGCCGCTGCCGAGGCAGCCGCGCAGGCGTTCAGCTCCTTCGGCCCCAAGGAGGACGGCGCGGCCGCGGACGGGGGCGACAGCGGGGGCGAGGTGGCATGAGCGACGTCGCGGACGCCCGGTACACGCAGGTGCAGTCCCTCGCGCAGGCGGTCGTCGCGCGGATCTCCGCGATCTGGTCCGGCCTGGACCCGGCGAACATCCTGGCCTCGCTCCAGGCCGACCAGGGCGGGGCGATCCTGGACGCCGTGGTGGCCGGGCAGCTCACGGCCGCGCAGGGCGCGCAGGCGTTCGTCATGCAGGCCATGGCCGCCCGCAACGCCGCGGCGCCCCTGCTCGCGCAGGCCCGCCCGGAAGCCCTGGCCGGGATCGCCTCGGACGGCCGGTCGCTGGCCACGCTCCTTTTTCAGCCCGCCATCACCACCTTCACCGCGTTCAAGGCCGGCATGGGCGAGGAGGCCGCGGCCCTGGTCGGCATGAACCAGATGGCGCGCATGGTGTCCACGCAGATCGCGGACGCCTCCCGGGCGGCCACACAGGTATCGATGGTGACGCACCGCCGGTGCATCGCCTACGTGCGCGTCGTGCACCTGCCCGCTTGCGGCCGGTGCATCATCCTGGCCGGCCGCCAGTACAACCACAGCACCGGCTTTCAGCGGCACCCCATCGACATCGACAGCCAGTGGGGCGACATTCCCGACCCCGAGCAACTGGTCGCGCAGATGAGTCCCCAGGAGCAGAAGCGGCGCCTGGGCGCGGCCGCCGTGGACGCGCTCGCCAAGGGCGCCGACCTGGCGCAGGTCGTCAACGCACGCCGCGGCATGCAGACCGCGACCGTCTTCGGCCGCACGCTGCAGATCACCACCGAGGGACGCACCGTGCGCGGCATCGCGGGCAAGCGGCTGTCGGTTGACCTCGGCGCGGAGAAGCTGCCCCGCGAGCGCTACCGAAGCTCGAAGGCCCCGCGCCTGATGCCGGAGGAGATCCTCCGCCTGGCCGACGACCGCGAGCACCAGCTGCGGCTGCTGAAGAAGCACGGCTACATCTACTGACTTCCCGGGCGCGAGGCCCGGGGCGCGCGCGGCGCGATGCCGCGCGGGATCACCGAAGGAGGAGCGCGATGCTCCGCACACGCAAGAACACCCTGGCCGTCTTCGGTGGCGGCTGGTCCCACCCCTACGCCACGGGCCCTTTCGGCCCGTACCTGTACGCGGACGGCGGGGACGGAGGCGGCTCCGGATCCGGCGACGGCGGCGGTAGTGGCGGCGGGGACGGTGGGGCCGGCGGCGGCAGCGGCTCGGGTGATGGCGGCGGCTCCGGCGACGGAGACGACGACCTCGGCGAGGGCGGGAAGAAGGCCCTGAAGGCGGAGCGCGACGCCCGCCAGACGGCCGAGGCCCGGGTCAAGGAGCTGGAAGCCAGGCTCAGCCGGAAGCCCAAGGAGCCGGGCGGCAAGCCGGGCGACGCGGGCAAGGACGGAGACGGCGGCCAGGCCCCGGACACCGAGGCCCTCAAGAAGGAGATTCGCGACGAGATCGCCGCGGACTCCAACGCCCGCCTGGTCCGCGCCGAGGTGAAGGCCGCCGCGGCGGGCAAGCTCGCCGACCCGGCCGACGCCCCGAAGTTCATCGACCTGGCGAGGATCAAGGTCGGTGATGACGGGGAGCCCGACGCCAAGCAGATCAAGAAGGCGATCGAGGACCTGCTGAAGGAGAAGCCCTACCTGGCAGCCAACGGCGCCGGGCAGGGCTGGGGCGACGTCGGCGGAGGCGGAGGCCGACCGGCCGCGCCCGCGGACATCGATCCCGGCCTCGGCCGCCTGCGGCACGCCTACGCCACCGAGTCCAAGACCAAGTAACCGGCCCGCACAGCGGGTCTCACATGAAAGGGGCCCGCTGTGGCCGTCACCCTTGTCGAGGCAGCCAAGCTGTCTCAGACCCAGCTCCAGCGCGGCGTCATCGAGACGTTCGTGCAGGAGTCGTCCATCCTGGACCGCATCCCGTTCCTGACGATCCAGGGCAACGCCTACGGCTACAACGAGGAAGCCACGCTCCCGGGCGTCGCCTTCCGTTCGGTCAACGAGGCCTACACCGAGTCGACCGGCACGGTGAACCAGAAGTCCGAGAGCCTGGTCATCCTCGGTGGCGACGCGGACGTCGATAAATTCATCGTGCGCACCCGCGGCGACCTGAACGACCAGCGCGCCGTCCAGACCCGTATGAAGGTCAAGGCGGCCAGCTACAAGTTCCAGGACACCTTCTTCAACGGCGACGTGGCCGTGGACGCCAAGGCGTTCGACGGCCTGAAGAAGCGGCTCACCGGCGCTCAGGTCATCGACGCCGCGACCAACGGCATGGGTCCGGTGGCCGGCGGCCACGACTTCTTCGACGTCCTGGACACCGCCATCTCCCGCGTGCCCGGCATCAACGGCAG